TGTGGGCTCTACCATGGTGGTAAGATATTATCTTGTCAGATCCTATAAACTGCATGGTGATAGACTGATCTATAGTTGAAATGTAGTCAAGAATCTGAAGAACAGCCTCTTCTATGGTGATGGATCCTGTCAAATAGCTCATCATGACGGGCTTTATGCATTGAGGATTGACCACCTCCTTTAGAGTGGCCAGCTTGTCAAAGTTTCCAATAGTGGCAGTGGTTAGATCTTCAAAATCGCAAGCCGCTATTCTCATGCATTCTGCAAGTGGAGGGGGACCGTTGGAGATGTCTATAATAAGGTCGTATGTCTCCGGTTCAGAGTCTTCCTCTCCGGCGTGATACTCCTCCATGAGCTTTGGATATAAGTTCTTTGTTAGGATGGAATTGACTAACTCAGCATAGGAGGGCACTGCTTCACGTGATGGAAATCTGGAAACAGCCCTCTCTTTCAACTTGTCATAACCCATTTCGTCGAAGCTTCCTCTGCACATGTACTCCTCTTTATTGCGAGCCCCATCTCTCGGAGCTGTAAAGGAAAGGCGCCTATAAAGGCCCTCGGGTGTGTGGTCTCCCAAGGCTAAGGCGTAAGTGTCTTTTGAGAAGATTCTTGTGGTCTTCATTATTTTAAAGTTTTCACTCAATAGAACTATTGAGAGAGGGTGGATAGCATCATAGAAAGAACAATAACCTTGCGGGTTTCTAACAACAAGATCTTCTATCCAGTAAACACATGGGTGCTCATAGTCTATGAAATCTGAGTCCACTTTTACGAGGGGTATCCCGAATTTGGTCGAGAGCTCCTTTGCAGTGGTCTCATGCAATCTAGACTTGCCTACACCCGGCTTACCGAATAGAGTGAAGACGTGGGGTCTCAACACATTTAGATTTTGCCTGGTGGTCAGTTTTGCCTGGGCTTCTATCTCGGCGACAGAAATAGCCAGGCGTTTCTGGTAGTCCACCTCAAATTTCTTGTACTGCTCCACTATCCTTGCTATTATTTGCTCTTCGGTGATGAAGATCTCCTTTCCATCAGGTCCAGCGATTGAAAACTTTAAATCCTTGCTCTCATAATTCTGATCTGAATATCTGTCTTGGTCTTCCTTTCTGTTGGCATCAACAAGCTTGATGGGGTTCATTCTGCTGAGGAGGGCGTCGCTAGCAGAGTCAGACATTCCATATGCGTTACCATAGTCTATAGCACCTGGATTTTTATTAGAGATAGTAAATACAATGCCAAAACCTGGTATCTGACATTTAACAAAAGCAGAGTCCATATTGCAAGGGCCGGAACTCAACAGTGAAGTGTAACACGACAAAGTAAAGTCTTCCTTCCCTGCAAACAGGAACTCATCAGCTATGTAAAAATTTTCAGAACCTATCTTGGGAGCGTATTTAGTAGCTCCGGTGCTAATAACATATGAAGAAGATATGCCTAGTGCCGCTGCGATTTTGGGGCGGAGCACATAAGTGACATAATGGGTCTTCCCGTGGCCTGGGGGGCCATAGAAATTTATCCCTACTGGCTCTCTTCTGACGACCCTGGATAATATGTCAAGGGACTTAGCATCAGTGTAGGTCTTGTCACACGTCACCAAGAGTGAAGTTATTCTAGTGATGTATATTTGGAGGGTCTTGGAAGCCTTTGCGTCTTTATTCAACGCATCTAGTCTCTTCAGGACTGCTTCTACATCTGCTATCTTCGCTGCCCTGGAATTTAAGAAGGGCAGACTAGAGTACTGGGAGAGGGGCGTGGCATTTAAACCGGTGAGGGTCTCAACTGCAGCCTTAGCAGATTCTTCCCATGGCTCTTCGGCATTAGAGAAAATTTCGGTCATCTTGGACCACATGTCTTCGATGTTGTTGGAGACAACCTCTGTGTTCCTAATGGACTTAGCTCTTTTGTCCATAAAGCCCTCGAAGTCTGGGGAAAAGATCCCTATGACACTGGAAATTGCGGTCATGATCAATCCACAAGCGCTATCTTTCTTGTCTCTCTGGCGTTCAGTGGTCTCTGTGAAGAATCCGGTGAACGCCTTGGTCATACTCTTTTTGACTGCAACGAAATCTTTAACTTTGGCTAGGAGGCATTTGTTGCCATAAGCCGTTATGTAAGTTGCAATACAAGAGCACACCAGGGACGTGAAAGACGCTACCAGAACTGATATTAGAGCAGCAGTGTCTATCCAGCTTTTCTTTTCTAAGGATATGAGGTTTCTTATGCTCACAATGACAGCCACTGATGACGCAATTATGGACCCTACCTGCATGGTGTTCAGCAGTGTTATCCCAGAGAACATGGTTTTCATAGCGTTCTCAAAAGGGGTTGTAACGTCCAATTCTTGGACGATTGCTAGGCCCTGTTCTGGAGTGCAGACGGGCTCTTCGGCCTGTTCAATGCGGTCAAACACAGATGGTTTGTCAGGATTGTACAGGACGTAGTTGCAAACGTATCCATTTGTGGCATGCTGCGTGAAGTCTGAGGAAGGTAGCCTCGATCCACTAGCTCCATTCTGTTCCCATCTCTGAGAAGATATCTTGGACAGATCTATGCTCTGGAAGTCCTTGGCCTTGGTGTGGATTCTATTGAAGTTCATGTCATGGTAAGGCATATCACTGCGCAGATAGAGTTTGAAAAGCGCATCAAGAACCTTCTTTATGTGCGGGTCTGTAAACATGGTGGAGCAAGTCCAGTACTCATATAGGCACCACTCTGGGAAGTACG